CGAACTCAGGGCGATTTATATTCGATGTCGCAGCCGAGGTTTACTCCAGATTGGGTGGTCGACCCAACTCCTCTGCGCAGCTCAAAGCTGCTAAGATTCTGGCCTGTCGTATCATGAAAGAACATGGCCATCGACCGATGCACGTACAGCGTGATATACATCATGTGATGCTCCTACTGGTGACTCCAGATGCAATGGAACAAGCATTTGATGCATACATGGCGTTGAACCTTGAGTTCGACCCTGCTGCAACTTCGTTAACCCAGTTGACGAGGATGCAGCCACGCCGTAATTAGTGGTGCCCAGAGTATACTGAGGGATTTGATAGTCAAACTGTCCATGAGGTTGAACCTATATTCAAACTCGTACGAAAGGTTGGCCACAAAGTCGTGACTCTCAGTAACTTTGGGTACCGTAAGCCACATTTCCGGAAGTGTTTAAACTTCCACCCCGCGGGGGGTAGTGAGGAATGGGGCGTGCATAACAACTCCCATGCAAACATTGAACGTGCTATCATCGAGCGCGTCTTGACTGTGAATGTGGGTGGGGTCCAACGACCTCCTCCACAGCCGCGGCCAGGGTTTGTCAAATCTGAGATGAAAGCTTTTACGAAGCGGCTACTCCATGTAGTTCGCAGGGTATCGCCTATGACCACGAAGGAATTCGTCGACACTTATAGAGGTACCAAGCGGGCTATGTACGAGCGGACGGCTGAGAGGCTACTTATTGACCCTTTGTCAAGAAAGGACGCCTACATCATGCCATTCATCAAAGATGAGAAGACGAATCTCACGAGGAAGGATGATCCGTGTCCACGGATCATTCAACCCAGATCTGCCAGATTCAATGTAGCCATAGGAGTACACTTAAAACCGATGGAGAAGCCAATCTTCCGTGGGATTGCCACGATTTTTGGTAGCACGACAGTCATGAAAGGGCTGAACGCGGACCAGCGTGGTCGTGCGATTGCAAAGAAGTGGGGCCGGTTCACCTCACCCTTTGCAATTTTGCTCGACGCTTCACGCTTTGATCAGCACTGCTCCCGTGAAATTATCTCGTGGGATCATAGCATTGAGGAG